GGCGCGGGGACAGGGACTGGACTACCACGCCTTCTCGGTGGTGGATGTCACAGCCATACCGTATCGGGTGGTGGCTACTTTCCGCAACAACGAGATGCCGCCCATGTTGTATCCCAATGCCATCTACCCCGTGTGCAGGCAATACAACAATGCCTACTGCTTGGTGGAGGTAAACGACATCGGCGGTCAGGTAGCGGACATTCTGCACGATGAATTGGAGTACGACAACATCATCTATGTGTCCACGCAGGGGCGGAAAGGACAGGTGGTGAACGGCGGATTCGGCGGCAAGGGCGGTGCAATGAAAGGCGTGAAGACCTCCACGGCGGTAAAGCGCATTGGCTGCTCCATTCTGAAGAGCCTCATAGAAGACACCAAACTCATCGTGGAAGACTTCAACACGGTGGACGAGTTCTGCTCCTTTGTGGCAAAGGGCGACTCCTTTGAAGCAGAAGACACTCACCACGATGACTTGGTGATGACACTGGTGCTGTTCTCGTGGCTCACCACACAAGCATATTTCAAAAGCATCACTGGCAGTGACATCAGAAAAGACCTGTACGAAGAGCAGATGAAGGTGATTGAGGAAGAAATGACCCCGTTTGGCTTTGTGAGCGATGAATCCACGGAAACCTCGTTCACAGACGGAACCGGCACATCATGGCGGGTCGGAAACGGTGAAAGCATAGATAGAGGGTGGAGTTTTTAACGGCTGGCTCGCTCATTCGTGAACCATTCCAAATAATACATACAGCAGAAGCACAGTCACACGGAATTGACTTCTTCACGAAGGAGAACACAAATGGGATTTAGAGTAAGCCCCGGCGTAAGCATCAAAGAGGTTGACCTGACCACCATCGTTCCTGCGGTAGCCACCACGCCAGGCGGCTTTGCGGGATACTACAACTGGGGTCCGGTAGATGAAATTGTCACGGTTACATCGGAAACCGAACTTGCCAACATCTTTGGCAAGCCCGACAACAACAACTATGTTGACTTTTTTACACCTGCAAACTTCTTGGCATACGGAAACAACTGCCAGGTGGTGCGCGTGGTTGGCTCTGCTGCGGCTAACTCTCAGTTGTTGGTGACTGGAACAACCGCAACAGCAATCAGCAAACTGCTTATCAACAATGAAATTCAGTTTGGTGCAAGTGCAGGTGCTCTGGGCAGTTCCAACAGTATCGTGTTTGCAGGCAAGTATCCTGGTGTTCTTGGCAACAGCATAAAGGTTGCAATCACCAGCGGAAACGGAATCACTGGTGGTTCTTTGGCAGCAGACGCTTCTCTTGGTGCAACTTTTATAGACATGATTACCACCGGACAGACACAGGTTCGGTACTTTTCGGTTGGAGACACTGTTACATTCTCTGACGGAACCAGCGTTACTGTCAGCGGAATTCAAACAGGAACCACGGCTAATACGACTTTCACGACTCGTACCGCGACATTCGGTGATTTCATCGGTGGTGTAACAAGCGGTATCACGCTTACTGCCTCTGGCAATCCGCGAGTACGCATTTTGCTCAACGGTCTGCTTCCAAAGGCTCAGGGTCAGAGTGCGTCTTTTGACCTGAAGAGTGTGTACGCAGGATATGTTTCAACTGGTGCCACAACCACTACTTACGCTGCCGATGCTGGTGGAAACGGCGATCTTATCAATGTTCTTGTTCTCGACAAGGACGGCAAGTTGACTGGCACCCAAAACGCACTGATTGAAAAGTTTGAGGGTCTGTCTCGTGCATCGGATGCCCGTAAGTTTGACGGCAGCAGCAACTACTATCGCACTGTTGTAAACGAGCAGTCCAACTACATCTGGGCACTAAGCCAAGACATCAACGCTGACACTGCACGATTTGCCAGCGCAACCAACCTTACTGCTCTTGGTGCAGGAATCAACTCAGCAACTACGGTTGGATCAGGAGTAATGGTTTTTGGCTTGACTGGCGGAGCCAGTGGCGGAAATCCCACCGACTCAGAACGCTGGTCAACCGGCTGGAGCAAGTTTGTTGATGCAGACACCGTTGATGTGTCTCTTCTACCAACAGGTTCGGCTTCTGCCACGCTTGAACAGTTGATTATTCAGAACTTGTGCGAAAAGCGTCTTGACTGCATGGCTTTCTGCTCTCCTCTACAGTCCGATGTGGAAAACAAATTGCCATACGAAGCCTTGAGCGCAATCAAGACTTACCGCGACAGCAGCCTGAACATCAGTTCTTCGTATGCTGTGCTTGATAGCGGTTGGAAGTATCAGTTGGACACCTACAACAACATTGTGCGGATTGTTCCCCTGAACGGCGACATTGCTGGTTTGGTTGCTCGTACAGAGTTCACCAATGAGGCGTGGTTCTCGCCCGCAGGATTCAATCGCGGACAACTCAAGAATGTTGTCAAGTTGGCGTACAACCCGTCCTCCGAAGCACACCGCGACGAACTGTACACCCGTCAGGTAAATCCCGTAGTGTCGTTCCCCGGAGAGGGAACCATCCTGTTCGGTGACAAGACCATGCAGACGAAGCCCTCTGCTTTCGACCGCATCAATGTCCGCCGTCTGTTCATCATTCTTGAGAAGGCGATTGCCACGGCTTCCAAGTTCTTCCTCTTTGAGCAGAACGATGCGTTCACCCGCTCACAGTTCAAGAACCTCGTGGTTCCGTTCCTCAAGACGGTTCAGCAGCGGCGGGGCATCACTGACTTCAAGGTGGTGTGCGATGAAACCAACAACACGGGCGAGGTGATTGACCGCAACGAGTTCGTTGCAGACATCTTCGTAAAGCCCACTCGAAGCATCAACTTTATCCAGTTGAACTTCATCGCCACCAAGACTGGCGTGGAGTTCAGCGAGGTTGGCGGCTGATCACCTAAATAAGATCAAGGAGTAATCCATGCCTGTAGATCCAACAAACGACATTTCAGGATTCATCAATCAGTTCGCTGGTGGTGGAGTACGCACGAACCTGTTTGCGGTAACGGGAAACATTCCCGGCTATTCAAACAACCGTGCCATCTCGTTCTTGTGCAAGGCTGCACAGATTCCTGCGTCCTCGCTTGGAACCATTGAGGTTCCGTACCGTGGTCGTCGCATCAAACTGCCTGGTGACCGCACCTTCCAAGACTGGACCATCACGGTCATTTCGGACTCCAATATGCAACTCCGTTCTGCGTTTGAGAACTGGAGCGCACAGTTGAACGCCCATGTCGCCAACACTGGTGCCACCAACTTCATGCAGACTCTCATGCCCCAGTGGTCGGTCACGCAGTTGCTCCGCAACGGTGACGCTCTACGCACCTACAACTTCTTGGGTTGCTTCCCAAGCGAAATCGGAGCCATTGACCTCTCATACGAGAACAACGACTCCATTGCAGAGTTCCCCGTAACGATCAATTATTCGTACTGGGTTGCTGCTGCGGGCGCGGCTGGAAACAACGCCACGGGTGGTGGAAATCTGCTTGGATCGCTCTTGCAGGGACTTGGACTCAACATCGGTTCTGGCTTCTAAATCCCATATTGACAGGATTCTTTATTCATGGCTATCAAACTGTTTGGCTTTACCATATCGAAGGAAAAGGAGACTTCTGAGGAGGAAACCCCAAAGAAGTCTCTTTCCTTTGTACCACCTGACTACGATGACGGCTCCATACCCATTGAGGTTGGTGGGTATTTCGGAGCCGTTGTTGATTTTGACGGCACGATCAAGTCTGATCTTGAACTGATTCGCAAGTATCGTGACATGGCACTCCATCCCGAAGTGGAGTCTGCCATCGCGGACATCTGCAATGAAGCCATTGTGTACAACGAAACCCTGTCAACGGTAAAGATCGACACCACTGCTTTGAATCAGTCCAAGTCCATCAAGGACAAGGTTGAAGCGGAGTTTCAGGAAGTTCTGCAACTTCTGAACTTTTCGCGGCGTGGATACGAAATTTTCCGCAAGTGGTACATTGACAGCCGCCTGTATTACCACATTATTATTGATGAAGCCAACAAGAAGAAGGGCATCAAGGAGTTGCGTCCCATTGATCCCACGAAGATTCGCAAGGTTCGCAAAATCAACAAAAAGCCACTGGACAAAACGGATGCTCGTGGCATAAAAGTTGTGACTTCCGTTGAAGAGTTCTATGTGTACAACGAGAGCGAACCAAACTCCACTGCGCTGTCGATGGAGGGGTTGAAAATTCAGCCGGACTCCATCTGCTTTGTGCACAGTGGACTGTTTGATGCGTACCACAAGAAGATCATCGGCTATCTGCACAAGGCAATCAAGGCACTGAACCAACTCCGCATGATTGAGGACGCAGTGGTGATCTACCGCATCACCCGTGCTCCCGAGCGGCGCGTGTTCTATGTGGATGTTGGAAACCTGCCCAAGCAGAAGGCTGAAGAGTATGTACGCGGACTCATGCAGCGGTATCGCAACAAACTCATGTACGATCCCAACACAGGCGAGGTGCAGGATTCGCGCAAGCACCTGTCCATGCTTGAGGACTTCTGGATGCCTCGGCGTGAGGGTGGTCGTGGCACGGAGATTCAGACCCTTGAAGGCGGTCAGAACCTGTCCGAGATGGAAGATGTGAAATACTTCCAAAAGAAACTGTTCCAATCACTCAATGTTCCCACATCACGGCTTGAAGAGCAGAGTGGGTTCAATCTTGGTCGTGCATCAGAAATCTCGCGTGACGAAGTGAAGTTCTTCAAGTTCATTGAGCGTCTACGCATGAAGTTCTCTGAACTGTTCCTTGAACTGCTCCGTGTGCAGTTGACGCTGAAGGGCATTATCAAGGAAACCGATTGGGATGAAATGGAAGGGCAACTGGCTTTTCAATTCGCAAAAGACTCCCACTTCACCGAACTCAAGGACAGCGAAATCCTCAAGGATCGCTTGCAGACCGCTCGGGACGCAGAAGATTTTGTCGGCAAGTACTACTCCCGAGAGTGGGTACGCAAGAAGATTCTGCGGCAGACAGAAGACGATGTGGAGCAGATCGACAAGCAGATTTCATCGGAACAGGC